TGGCAACAAGAAAAATAGAGTGCGATAGCTGTGACTTCATCGGCACCTTAAGATATAACGAAGACGAGTTCCTGAAGAATGACATTTCATTCTGCCCTGTGTGTGGGTCTGACATCACAGAGGATGAGGAATATGATACAGAGGATGATGAATGACTTGGAAATACAAAGGTCAGGAACTCACTGAGATACCAGAAAAAGCAGTTGGGTTTGTTTACGTTATCGTTTCGAAGAACACTGGCAAGTCATACTTTGGTAAAAAGATATTCCACTTCACCAGAACAAAGACAGACTCCACAGGTAAGCGCAAGAAGGTTAAGAGCGAAAGCGATTGGAAGGACTACTTTGGCTCATCCAAAGCTCTTCAAGATGATGTTGCTGCTTTTGGTAAGGACGCCTTTAGTAGAGAGATACTTCATATTTGCTACAACAAAGGTACTATGTCATATCTTGAACTTAGGGAACAGATGGACCATAGAGTTCTTGAACGCCCAGACCACTTCTATAACGACGCCGTGCTAGCAAGAATCAAGAGAAGCCATGTAAAGTTGACTTGAACGTCAGAATCTCATATACTTAGAGAGTGAGTAAAGAAAGGTTGTTATGGACTACACTCTCGAAGAAAACCAAAACTCTCTAAGGAACTCTCTGCGTGAAAAAACTTTGTTGGTTACTTTCCAAAAGCTCAACGGTGAATTCAGGGACATGGAGTGCACACTCAAACCAGATGTTGCTGTCGGCACCGGAGGTTCGAAAGAACCCAAAGAAGGGAAGACACGCCCAACTACCAGCCTTGCTGTGTATGACGTCAACAAAAAGGCCTGGCGCAGTTTCCGCTGGGACTCAATCGTAAAGGTATCTTAAATCATGAATATGCAAGACCCAAAAGTTAAGGCAGCAGTAAGAGCTGCGCTTGGTGAGATTAGCGCGAGCATGACTCGCATTGAAGCAGAACGTGACCTCATTAAGGAAACAGTAAAGACTTTGGCTGATGAGCATGGTCTTTCCAAGAAGGCCCTAAACAAGGCTGCTCGTGTTTACCACAAGCAGACCTTCATGAAGGAGCAGGAAGAACAAGACGAGTTCAACACTTTGTACGAAACAGTCGTAGGGACTGAATAAAAATCAACCCGCTTCGGCGGGTTTTTAGTCTTGAAATTTATTCCAGAAGGCGTTACAATATAGGATAACGTAAAGGATTGCACTAATGGCTAGACAGTCTACAGCAGAACAGCGTCATGAGTATGTTGCTCGTCAACGTAGTTTTGACCCTAAGATCACGTCAGAGAACTACACTCAGGACTTGATACACTTCATGAACTACCACAATCGAAACACCGACAACCGAACCATTCGGAAGTGGGCTGTCGAGTTTGTGGCTGTTCATGCCCCCAAGTCTAAGATTGATCTGGACCAACCTTCTGACTTTGAGCTGAAGAGTATTGGTGTGATTGGGCGGGCCCTAGCTAAGGGATACCCCATTACCCCAGAACACAAGCAGAAAATGCTCGAAGAGCTCCATGTCCTTGAGTTGAAGTACCAGAAGAAACCCAAGGTAAAGGTAGCAACAAAGGTAGCAGCCAAGCCTGTTGTTGAAGATAAGAACGCAATCCTTATATCCAAACACAAGGCAGAGATTGACGCAGAAATTGATGCTTGGGCTCAGGGAAAGTTGGACTTCTCTGCTAAGGCATATTTGGAATCCAACAATGTTCCTGGCCCTGTTGCCAAAGCTATTGGGAGCCTATATGTTCCCCTTATGAAGGAACTTCAAGCAGCCGTAGATGGTGATGACGAACAGTTGGTTGAAGGTTATCGAAACTTTGGTAAAGTGAGGCTGAAGCGCTTCGTTAAGTTCGTACAGTCAATCATTTCTGACTGCGCTCAGCAGGTTGTTACTGTCAAGGTTCGAAAGCCCCGAGTTCGCAAGGAAAAGCCCGCGTCTGTTCAAGTAGCGAAGCTGAAGTATATGAAGTCCTTCACGGAGTTGAAATTGACTTCAGAGAATCCCGAACGTATAATCGGGGCAGAGCAGGTTTATTTGTATGACACCGAGAAGCGAAAGCTCTTCGTGTATGGAGCCGAGACAGGCCAGAAGCTGGGCGTTCGTGGGACGACAATCACTGGGTTCAGCGTAGAGCATTCCTCTGTAAAGCTACTTCGTAAACCCGAAGTGTTTATGGCTGGGTCTCTGGCTCGTAGAGCCATCGCTACAGCATACAAGGCCCTGACTACCAAGGCACATCCCGTAAACGGTCGTGTCAATGACAAAATGATTATCTTGAAAGTGTTTTGATGCCAATTCTAGTAGACTTTAGCCAGGTAGCAATATCAGGCATCTTCGCTTTCCAAAAGGACTTGGAAACAGGCTCCGATGAAAAGATTGTCAACTTGATTCGCCATGTTGTTCTTACCTCCCTTGTCTCCAACAAGCGTAAATTTGGACCTACCTATGGCAACATGATCATCTGCGCTGATGGTAGGAACTATTGGCGAAAGAAGGTGTTTCCCTTGTATAAAGGCAAAAGGGCTCAGGGTAGAGAGGAAAGCAAAATCAATTGGGGCTTGGTGTTCGACACTATCAGTTCACTGCGTGATGATCTCAAGGAACACTTTCCCTACAAGGTTGTAGTTACCGAAGGCGCAGAGGCAGATGACGTCATCGGCGTCCTTACTGAATACTTCCAGGAAAACGAGCTCATTGAGCAGGGGCTCGAGACTGAACCACAAAAGATTCTCATCCTCTCTTCTGACCAGGACAACCTTCAACTTCAGAAGTATCGAGGTGTAAGTCAATGGAGCCCCATGCAGAAGAAGGCAGTGAAGCCTGCTTTGTCAGCCCAGAAAAGCCTGATTGACAAAATCTGCATGGGTGATACAGGAGACGGCATACCAAACATCATGTCAGCAGACAACTGCTTGATGGAAGGCATACGTCAAAGCCCTTTCAAGAAAGCTCGCCTTGAGGAGTTCTATAAGTTGGGAATTGATGCTTGTAAGAACGATACAGAAAGAGCTAGGTTCCAGCGTAACGAAATGCTTGTCTCGTATGAGAAGATTCCCCAGGAAATACGGGAAAGAATCATCCATACATACCTAACACATGAACCTACGGTTAGCAAAAAGAAGATCATGGACTACTTGATCTCCCATCGTTGCAAAAACCTACTTGATGACATTGAGTCTTTTTGAGGAAAATATGACCCCATACGTTACTGAAATTTTGAAGAAGATCAACGACGAGCCTGAGCTCCTAGCAAAGGAGTATAGAACCAACTACGCCGTTGCAAACATCCTTGGTTACTCTTTTGATAAGAGAGCAAAGTTTTTGCTCCCCGAAGGAACTCCTCCTTTCAAAAGAGACTCTGCTCCTTTGGGTATGAGCCCAGCCACACTGTATCAGCAAGTAAAGAAGTTCTATATCTTCACTAACCCAGATCTTAACCAAGTTAGGCGCGAGCAGCTTTTCATCCAGCTACTCGAGAGCGTACACCCAACCGAAGCAGAACTTATGATCCTTGTGAAGGACCAAAAGTTAGATGATCTATATCCCAACATCACCGCAGATTTGGTAGTGAAGGCAGGTATAGTCAAAGAAGAAAATGCCTTTCGTCGGGAAAACCAAGTCAAGGTTATTCAGGGAGAAGAAGGAAGAACCTATGTGGTCTCAGTCCTTGATGTTACCCAACCAAAAGACAAACTCGGACCTCCGCCAGGGGTTCCTGAAAAACGTGGTAGAGGTCGCCCGAAAGGTTCTACAAAGAAAGCAAAAGTAGAAGGCAATGAGTCCCAAGCATAAGAAACTCTACATGGACATGGCGAAGTTGGTTGCTCAGCAATCATACGCCGAGAGAGCCAAAGTAGGCGCCGTTGCCGTGAAGGAACATAGAGTTCTTTCCATAGGATACAATGGCACTACTCCTGGCTCCTCAAATGTTTGTGAGGGGCACAATGATGACGGGTCAACCTATACTTTGGACAGCGTCATTCACGCAGAGAAAAACCTGATCTATAAGATGGCACGAGATGGGCAGTCAGCCAAAGAGGCGGATCTCTTTGTTACGATCGCTCCTTGTTATCCATGTAGTCTTGGCATCGTGGCTAGTGGCTTCAAGAAGGTTTACTTTGGGAAGTTCTATAGGGACTCCAGGGGTATCGACGAGCTGATAAAATGTGGTGTTGAGGTGGAGCGACTAGATGAGTGAAGAATTCGTTCTTGAAAATGCAGGCATGCTAGTGCCAGAAGTGGTGAATGTCTTTGTTGGTCAGCATGAGTTTGACGGGGACACTTGGTACGTGGCTACACTTCAGTTTGTTGTCAGCTTAGAAGATGGTGTGTTCTTCTTCATCCCAACCTTCATAAGGAACAAAGATAAGATTCAAACAATCAAAGACGTGTCTAAGCTAGTCTTTAGGACCCATGGGGTGCTTGGCAAGTATGCTCAGGTTTTCTCAAAGAGTTTTGACAACATTGTAGAAGAAGTAAACCTTGACCATCTCTTCCCGTCAAGGGAATCCTTCTACGAAGTTGAACAGGACGACATGGGTGGTGCTACTCCGTTCGAAGAAGAAGTGAAAAAAAGCAAAATATTTTTGCACTAGGCACCAATTTTGGTGTAGAGACGACTATATACTGTATGACACAAAAATCCTTTACCACCGCGAAGCAGACAACCAATTGGCATAGTGATGCCATGCAAGTCTCCTACCGCCCCCTTATCGAGGGTAGAGTATCGTAGGGTTTTAGATGCAACACAAGTTCATACTAAGACCCTGCACTTCGCAGGGTTTCTTGTTTGTGCTTGACGTTTAATCCTAGGACTGTTATACTGTGATTTGTGTAGCAGAAGTCGCCGAAAGGCACTGAAGCAAAAGGTGTTGAAATTTAATCGTTTTGGCACTATAATAGAGATATAAGAAGGCAAGTTGATCGAGGCTTGTCGGTAGTTCGTTAACAAAGTGCTGTTTAGGCTGATGACGGCAATCGTCAGATAGTCTGATTCTCCTCTCATCGACCAACGTTGCCGCGGAACTAAGATGAGTCCTCTAAGGTGCTGGGTGCCTGCACGCCAGCCCATATAGGGGTTGCCAGAGGGCCTGAGTTCGAATCCAGGTAGAGGTTTAAGGAGACATCAGCCTAAACAGGTTTACTTTTAATCGGTTGTGTGCTACAATAGCATATGACGGTGCAGAAAGTACCAACGCTCATTAACAATTCATAGTCATACTAGAAACTTAGCGGTTTCCAGCAGGAAGTCTTCTCGGGAGAGACGATACGCTAAGTTGATGGTATTCTCCAGACACGCTCGCGTAAGCTATGCCTCTGTCGGAGAAGCCATATTGAACTGTACTAGATTTCTTTCAGCATTCGGGCTCCACGGACCAACGGGTGTTAGATTACTTTTAGTGTGGTTCAATATGGTATAGGTTATAGTTTAGATGCAGCACACAGAGATAAGGGGTGATTCCTGGATGTATGTGTGGCGCTCGGAGGTAGTACTACCGAGTGTCAAATCCGTTTAGACTGTCGGTTCGAGTCCGACACCATATTGAAACACATTGAGAGACATAGCCGGCGTAAGACCCGGAAGTATGGTGGTTATCCAGTGTGGTTCAATATGGTAAGTAGAGTGTAGAGTTCGTGTTATCTCTACTCGAAACTAATGACCTTTGTGAACGGGGTAACCCAGCAGTAGCGGCGTCAATCCGGATAAGCAGGCTGCAAGATTCTTGAAAAGTAGGTGGTATAACGGGGTCTCACAAAGGTTCCATATTGAAACACATCGATCGGGTACAATGACCGACGCTACGACAAAATGTCTAGTGATGCGGATAAGAGAGCTTCTGTGTGTTTCAATATGGTAAGTGCGCAGGCTGATGCGCTGATGGTGTTTGGAGATGGTGACCCAACACCTTAGGTAACCCACCAAGCCGAGGCTTCAGCACGGCTACCATAAACCTACCCGGTTAGCTCAAAGGCAGAGCAATCGACTGATAATCGATAGACACTGGATCGTTACCAGTACTGGGTACCATATTGAAGTACACTAGCCTGACTGAAACGGGCATCGAGGAGCAGGGTTGCCAAGAGTGGTTCGAATCCACCATCCTCAATTTCAGTAGTGTGCTTCAATATGGTAACGGGTTAACCGAAACCTAGAACCAAGTAAAGTTGACCGATGGTTAATTTGAACAGTTCGTCGAATATGTTCCGTGATGCAGCTGGTGTGGCAACTTGGCCTTCAACCAAGTGAGAGGGGATCGAAACCCCTACGGAACTCCAAACAATGCTGCTATCGTCTATCGGTTAGGACGCTGCCCTTTCAAGGCGGAAAGCGGGGTTCGATTCCCCGTAGCAGTACCAGATATTGGAGTGAATGGAACAATGGTGTTCTAGCCGGCTGTAACCCGGTGGCCTCTGGCAGGTAGGTTCGATCCCTACTCACTCCACCAAATAAGCGGGGTATGGCATGGTGCTTCTAAAAGGAGTCATGACCTCGAGGAGAATGTGGTTCGATACCACGCCCTGCACCAAGTTTCGGAGACAGAAACTTACCACTTGTGCAACCGGCCAGTACGTTCGGTCAATGTTCAAAGGTAAGCGGATAACGTGGACGGCATATGGCTCATGGCTGTATGTAGGCGGTCTCCAGTTATAGAAGAATCAAGCGGAAAGCAAGAGCCGCAAAGTAAACAGCGTTCATCAGGCCATCTCGGTGAATCTTAGAAAGGCTGGGGTAAGAGTCCCCACATGGAGATGTGCAGAAATTCTTGGTCTCAAAGTGTTCATGGACGCACACGGCACTGTCACTGCCGAAGAAGGGGATCGTTACCCCTTGGGACCGCCAGATATTGCTCCTGTAGTTCAATGGTAGAACAAGCCCTTGGTATGGGCTAGACGAGAGATCGAAACTTTCCAGGAGCACCAGATAGATGCGGGTGTAGCTCAGAGGCAGAGCAGTTCGTTGCCAACGAACAGGACGAGATTTCAAAATTCTTCACCCGCTCCAAATAGCAAAGAAACTTCTTTGCTCCGTACAAGCAAACACGGTGTGGGCAGAGGACTGTTAATCCTTGAAGCTTGGTTCGATTCCAAGGTACGGAGCAAAGAAGTTTTAAGGGCAGCGTAATGTCCTGTGGTGGTTCGCCACTACGAAGAATAAGTCCTGTGAAGGACCCAAAGGAGGTATTCCTACATAACTCCGCTAGAGATAGTTCATTTACGCAAGCCTGCTCACTACCGCGAGGTAGCGTTCCTTGATAAGACCGGGGGACGTAACTATGAAGCTGGTGTATGGGAAAGAACTGGAGCCGACCAGCCGCAAGGAACTGGGGTTCGAGAAAAGTAACAGGTGGTGCTGACTTCCATGCAAAACCAACCAGCCAATAGGTATGAGAAAGGGTAGTGTTCGTGTCCGAGGTTTTGCAGCCAAGGGCTAGAATGCAGTATGAGTGGTTAGTGGGCTGTGCCTTCTGGGCAGGAACACCGATCGCAGAGTACGACTGAGTAGCTCGCAAGGCAAAAGGTACGTGGTGTGTTGTATTGTGTAGATCAAAAATTTACGCAGCAACTGGAGCAGCACATCGCAGTAGGTTTCAAGTAGCACAATGGTAGTGCAGTTCCCTGTTAAGGAATAGGCTGTTGGTTCGAATCCAACCTTATACAAAAAGCAAAGACTGCTCCGGTCGTATGTGAAAGACATCTAATAC